CCCACAATACGACGAAGATCGTCGCTAGTTCGTCCGATTGCGTCCTTGAGCATCTCTATCCCTTCACGGGTATCTGCAGTACGTTCGGTTATTTGTGGGTTACGAATTGCCATCGACTTTAACTACTCGCTCATAGTTCGTCTTCAGTTGTGCCAGCATTTCCAGTAAAGCCAGCTTCCCCTGCGTTTGGCGCAGTTCCGACTCCGATTGTGCCGTTACCACGGCCCGAATCATCGACTCCCGGAGGTCCACTAGGTACTCCTCCATTAGGGGCCATTCCTTGTTGTTGAGGAGCGGAGCCAGCTTCCTCGCCTGTTCCTTGTTGAGCATTAGCCATCATCCCTTGCAGCATCTGTGCGTATACTTGTGCCTCGTTTACGTCGTTGACGAGACTATCCGGATCAATATCCTGTGAGATAGCCAACTCCCGCATGAGGTTCGGAAGCTTGATAAACGGTGCCAGCATCGGGTTAGATACTGTCTGGAGCAGTGAGGTGAGGCGCTGTGTGCGTACTTCTTTCTGCATCACTGCAGCTACACCGCGAGGCTTGATTTCAAGATCGCCCTCGACATCTTCTACATTTTCGTTGAACTGCATATTCCACTGGAAGTACGCTTCACCGATTGTCTTCAAGAGGTAGTCGTCGATGTTTTTAATGACTGTCTTCATGGACAGTCCCGCACTGCCCATCAACATAGACAGCCCTGCTGCTGTGCGTCCGGTGCCGGTTACGCCCGTCTGGCCGTGCATGATAGACGGGATGCCTGTCTCTTCGTCTGCAAGCTGTCGGCTGATCTGATACATCTGAATGTTTTCAGGGGCAGTGTTCGGGAACTTAAGGCCATTGATTGCCGTGCCCGTTACACCCGACTGACGACGGAAGATCTTACCGGGGAAGATATCCATATTCTGTCCGGGGACAAGAGAAGCTTCATCTACGTCAAAGACAAGGTTGCCAGCAAGAGCGAGATTGTCGATTGCCATACGAACGTGACCGTTCATCAGCATCTGGGCGTCTTCCATGTTTTCTGCGACACCAACACCCCAGATTTGATATGGGTTGATTTCGAACGGAAACGCTGCGTAAGGAATACGTGCGGGAGTGAACGGATTGACTACGCACCGAAGAACCTCGTTGCCACACACCCAGACGTTTACTTGAAGCTGGTCGAACTCCGACATGTCTTCAGCTTCTTGCAGACCTACTTCATAGGCGAACTTGGCGTCTAGAACGCCCCAATATTCAAGAACCTCAAACCGATTCTCTTGGTAATACGCCTCAGTTTCGTCCTCACGGATAGTATCTTCGTAATACTTGTCCTCGTAGTTTGGACCTTTGGCTATGGCGTTTTGGATGGCTTCTGCGTCGAAGTGAGGCCGCATGATAAGGGAACGAAGCTGTTGCCTGTTCATGCGGTGACGTTCAATTACGTACTCACAGTCTTCGATAGAGGTGGCAGACGGATCGGGATGAAAGTCCCAAACAGATACTGTTTCAATGCGAGGGACAGTCTTTTCGTAGGGAGTGTAGGTGCGCTCCCCCATTTCGTCTTTTTCCCACTTGTGGATACGCTTGTAAAAGTTAAACGGTCCCTTTACAACACCGGTCCCAAGGAGAGCAGATTCAAAAATAGCTTTCCTAAAGACATTGACTGCGTTAGTATCCAGTAGCTGATCATGGATTACCTTCTCCATGCGACGGGCTTGTTCCGCCGCAGGTTCGAACTGAGGCTCCCCAACTTTAGCTTTGCCGGGAAGAACCATGTCTCCAAGCTCTTTTCCGTACGTACCGAGAGAGTGCGGCTGGGATGCGGAAAGTCCGCCGGGGCCGATCTCTCTACCGTCTCCCGGAAATCCGTACGGATCAGTTTGGCCGGGAAGATCATCGACAGGAGTACGCATGTGGGCGAACTCTTCGATACCTTCCGGCACAGGCGTGGATTCAACCACGATAGGAAACTTCTTGTTGGCAAAGAGAATGTCTACAATTTGTCCATAAGCCGCAAGGACTTTGGTCTTCGTAATCTTGATGAAGACCTTTGACCTTTCAGAGTCTCTGTACTGTGTTGTCGAGTCGTAGATGCCACGGAAGTTCTTATACGCTTGCAGCCACCGCTGTTCGTACGTGTACCGTCCATTCTCTGCATCTTCAAACTTAGAGCGAATGTGACCCGCAAGACCCGGCATCTTTTCTTCCGGGTTCACAATGGGTACAGAGGCTTCCTCGTCTGGCTCTAGAAAATTGTCAGCCATGAGTTTTCCTTAGTAATCGCGCTCTTCTGCAAGGCGCATAACAGCCGCATCGACAGTTGTCTTTGTCTGCTTCTTCGGCATGTCTTCGGTCAGAACGTCAGTTTTTGCGCGAGTGTCAAACTCAAGACCTTCGCGGTAAAGCTGATCCGCACCCATCTGATCATCGACAGATGTAGTGCAAGCGGCGTTGATGTATCCTTCGCCGTAGTTGTAGTTATTGTTTGGCATGATTTCCTCCGTTAGGGTTTGCCAGCTAGTCTAGCTTCTGCGGCTGTTGCAAGCCGCCTCGCACCGGGCCTACCTTTTGCCACTTGTGCGATCATACGATCCCGTGCTTCTTGATCTGTAACTACGCTTTCACGTTCTTCAGACACTACGCCCGGAAGCATTGTCTCAGCGGCTACCGCCGCCACTCCGCCAATGGCAGGGATAACGCCGCGCTCTCCCTCTTCACGCTCAATACCAAAGAGGTCTGCAGTAGCTTGCATTCCCCTTTCGGCGGCGACATCGTAGGGGTCAACTTCGTCTTCTTCTAAAAGCGCCTTGTCGATCAGCGCACCTGCCAGATCACCCAGTGGTCCCGGTGCAGCTTTTGCGCCTGTAGAGATGCCGGAGATTGCACCCGCAAGACCGTATTTAGCCAGCTTTCCTTTCAGCCCCGTAGAAGGTGCCTCAGACAGTGGTGGATTCTCGACAAGTTCTTTCTCTGCAGCTATAATAGCCCGTTCATCCGCTCGAATAGCACTGGCTTCAGCGAGTTGGCGTTGTCGCCTCCGTATAGCTTCCTCGTCTATTTCAACGGGTCGGGCCGCGCGTTGTGCAGCTTCAGTTTCCCTTTGCTCCTCAAGGCGTCCAATATCTATTTCAAGCTGAGTCTGTTTCTTTTTCTCTTCCAGCTTAATTGTCTGCCGCTGTTCTTTTGTAGGCTTCGGATTTACTGTTTTGGGAGCGGGGCCGTCGAGAGAAGAAATTTGACTCGGCGTGTTGTATACGACTTGACCTTCAGTGATACGAGGTGCAGTGACTCCCCTGTTTACAAAGAGAGCGTTGACGGTAGAATGATTTCCATTCATGGCGTCTTTGTGAATCAGTGAGTTGGTAATCGGACCAATACGCTTGTCAGGAAGGGCACCCGTATAGTTCTCTTCCAAAATGTCACCGGCATTATCTACACCAACACCAGCGTGACCCATCCAAGCTTTTACTGCATCGCGTGGAAAATTGTATTCACGAAGAAGCTGACGAGCCAATATCTTACGAATCGATTTGTGATTGCCACCCGCTTTTTCAGGAAGCTGATCCCGAAAGCGTTCTTCAAGAGGGTTTTTTAATCTGTCGTTCCACAACTTACTGACTTTTGTGGTCGTAGTATTGAAGATGTTCTTTGTTGCAGGGTTTTGTCCGGGAGAGTCTTTCTCCACACGTTCTTTAGCTTGTTGGACTTTAGAGTAAAGAAACTCTGCGAACTCTCCGGTGTATGTTACTTCTGGCCTAACTTTGTTGGCCTTTTTAACGCCGCGCACTTCTGCGATCATCACGCCGTCGCGCTCACCGAAAGTAATATCACCAATTTTGAGGCCGTCTTCACCGATGTTGGACGCCACACGCTGTCCCGTGTATTTCTCGTAGTAAAGATAATCACGAGCTTCTATGTCCATCTCCACGAGGACCATTGCATCTTTTCTAGGATCATACACCTCGTAGGCACCGACTCCAAGAGCCTCATCATACAGAGCATCTAGATCTGTAGAGAAAATTGTACCTCTCATCGGATCAGTGTTACGAGACTGGACGCCGACAAGATCGTGGAGCGTCTGTGCTATTCCTCCAGCACCGGCAAGTTTATTCGGAACAAGATTTACTCGCGCCACCTTTGTCTGTGCGATGAATCTATCTTCGAACCAGCCCCACTGCTTCCAGCGATTTATACCGGCTTTACTTGTAATAGGATCAAGTGCTTCGTTGAACTCCTTACCTTCGTAAAGAGCCATGTAAGGCTGGTCAACGTCAACGCCCTCATCTATAAGATTCGAAATCAGATTGAGGGTGTTGTTGTAATTGTCCTTGCCTTTTCCTTTTTTATCCTTGACACTGTTAGCCACATGAGACAGAGCTTCACGCACAGTAATTTGACCTGACTGAGCCTTTGTGTTAAAGTCCTCTTGTGTCAGGTTTACTGCTTCTCTTAGACCGCGTGGTCCCGCTTCTTTTTTGGGGGGTGTGGTGGCCATTTAGTATCCGAAGGTGGCGTCTTGAACTTGGTAGACTTGATTCTTGATTGCGCCAAGCTGTTGGTGTATAGATGCGTATCCGCTCATGCGTGTCATCATCATGTAGCGAAGAGCGTCGTAGGCGTGGTCTTCAGCCTTTGTATCTACATCCTCACTGTTTGTTTTGGAGAGAGGAATACCCGCAAGCTGTTTAATGATGTTACTGCACGAAGAAAAGATACGCAGACGGGGTTCACCGCTGTATGGCTCTTTTGCCAGCCGACGATGAACTTCCATCTTTCCTTGAATTCTGTTTCGGTCCGAAGGCGTCCAGCGCACTCCTTGACGCATCATTACTTCTGCGATAGAAGGACCAAATCCTGTCTTGTTCCAACATGAGGAATCCAAAACAGTGTAGTGGGGTAACGGGTCTAACTGTTCCGCTTCTAATATTTTATCCGCCAGTTCCTCTGCTGTCAAGTGCTTTTCGTATAATTCTCTGTATACCCAGATATTATTATCCCAGTCGATTGCACCCCACAGAACACAGGACGGAGCCGCGTACCCATAGTCTGCTGCACGAATGCGAGGCCAGTTAGTCGGAAGCTCAAACGGTTCCACTACGTGTCTACTTCGTGAAAATTCGGGGAAGGCCGCTCCCTCCGCCACGTCCCAATCCCCTTCAAGAAGTCTCTTCCGCTCGACTTCTGGGAGCGACCTGAGCATCGCCTCGTACTGGCCGTCTGCAAGCAGGTAGGGATTGTCGGTCAACCGTGCCGGTACAAACTTGCGGTAGAACAGCGGTTGACCTGCTTTCTCGTGACCGTCAGGCCACAGGAATGGAGTCATTGTGTCGATGTCAAACGCAGCGAAGGGTTTATTTGGCTCGACATCATCTATGTACATCTTCTTTACCCACCAGCCCCCGACACCTCCGGGGTTGGCAGTGCAGCGCATGTACAAATGTTTTTGAAGTTCGGGATCAGTGGAGCGGAGACGAGAACGAAGGTAATCCCAAACGTACGGTGTGGGGTATTGCGTTATCTCATCGATACCTATCCAGTTGAACGCCTGACCCTGAAAGCGGGTCACATCCTTATCTCTGTCAAGGTACGTGAACCAGATCGTTGCACCGGATGGAAATACCCACGTAGACTTTGACTCTCTGAACTTTGCACCCGGAAAAGCTTTTGTGTATAGCTGGCGGGACTTATCGATGAGTTCGGTTAGTTCATCCAGTGTACGACGAAGAAGAAGGCCACGATGATTAGGATTGTGACAAAAACGTAGCGGATCAGCAAGAAGTGCAAAGCTTTTTCCGCCACCTGCAGCGCCTCCGTAAAGTACGTCCCGTTCTCCCGCACTAAGGAACTCAGTTTGCGGTCCGTCATTCGGCTGAAAAACGACTTCACTTTCTCCGACAAGGTCACTGATTGCATCCGGAAGAGCATCCAGATCCCCAAGATCGATTGTGGCAGATTCATCACCGGAAAGAGCTTTTTCAACCTTTCCCACTGTTTTTTCAAGTTCTCGCGCATATCTTCGCTTGTCTTCCGCTTGTTTAGTTGTCTTTGCGGCTCTTTTTTTGGCCGAATTAATACGCTTCTGCGCCGCACGTCGCGCACGTTCCCGCGTAGAGAGTTGATATGTGGCTTTTGGCGCATTGGGGTCTTTTTTGGGTCTTCCGCGCTTCCGTTTAGTCTCTTCAGCCATCAATTATGACTTCATTCTTTGGCGGAAGCAGTACGACGCCGTGGACAGCAGTGACATTGTGGTTTATTTGGTCCGGAGCCTTTGCACCTACCCTGTTAAGTAGTGATTCAGCAGCTTTGAGACGTAGATCATCACCGCGTTCGGGGGCGGGGTTGTCGATTGTAGCTACAAGACGGTTAGCTGCCTTG